CAACCGTGAAGGTTTTTCCTTTTTAACGATCACGCTACCGAAGCTTGCAAAGGCTTTGGATAGCGGTCTAAAAGATGGACGTTTTTACTTACCATCCGCGTTTCGCCACAAACGTGGTACGCGGAAGATCCCCAAATACTTGGTTCACTGTTTTGTAAGATTTTTTCTTCCACGACAGGTGATCTGCTGCCCGATGCTGACGTTACGGCCATTAAGGCTATACGTCAAATTGGGTACTACTTCTATAAGGCTGAATTGCCTTATAAAGAAGAGAAGATCCAGAGTGTCCTTGATACTTTCATATCAGATGAAGCGGCTGTTGCGTTGTCTAACGCACAGGTTGATTATGTTTATCAACCGCCGCATCGGAATTATGAAGTTGTCCAAGAAGCATCTAGAATGCTTAGCAGAGTTTTTGGGTCTTATGACCTAAATACTAAGTACGATCTGGCTTATAGTCACGGTCCCGGACAATCAAATGACTCAACTCCTGAATCCAAAGATTCAGTTCTAATCCCGTATCGACTTGTCGATTATTGGGATTCTTGTATATTAGGTAATCCTGACATTGAATCAGGTTCCTTAAAACAAGTTGGTCACGCGAACGATTCGCGTTTGGATTTGATGTCTCGTACGTCTAAGGTGACTTTGGTCCCGAAAGATTCACGAGGTCCGAGATTGATTGCCGTTGAACCCACATGGAACATGTGGTTACAACAGGGTTTGCGTCAGTGGATTTATGATCGGACTCAACAGAGCTTTTTAAGCCGTTTTGTCCAATTCACTGATCAATCAATTAATCAATCCCTTGCAAGGGAAGGCTCTCTTAACCAGAAGTTCTCGACGCTTGATCTTCGTGCTGCGTCCGATTTAAACGGGCTAAGCCTTACTAAAGCGTTGTGGTCGTTGTGTCCTTATCTTCTATCGGATATGCTTAATTGCCGATCCGATTACTACTCAATTGATTCTAAGATTCGTGGACGCTACAATAAGTGGGCCCCGATGGGGTCTGCATTGTGTTTCCCGATCCTTGCCCTTAATGTTTTTGCATTAATTTGGGCCAATTGGATGGTTGAAGGTAAAGACCCAGCTAAGTTTTATGTTCAGATCTTTGGCGATGATATAATCGTTCCCACAGAAGAGGCAAATTCTGTCATTCGGATTTTATCCGATTTCGGTTTTTGCGTCAATGTTGACAAGTCCTGCTTAGATTCGCGTTTTTGCGAATCTTGCGGGATGGATGCCTTCGATGGCATACCTGTTACACCTGTTAGAGCGAAAAATGTTCTACCTAAGGATTCCAAATATGAAACCGCTGCAGATATGGTCGCGCATGGCAATAGCCTCCGCGATTCTGGCCTTATCAGTTGTAGTTCATTTTGGTATGCTACGGCCGAATATACAATTCGTGCATGCATTCCATTTGGACCACCCGATAGTCGTTTTATCGCTAAAAATTGCGATAGTAACGATTGGGTCAGGCTTAATCAAGCGACC